GGTAATAAATGGCAAACACATTCACACGATATATCAATCGAGCTGTAGGAACATCACCAGTAACAATGGTTACTGCTGGTGCTTCAACACAAACTACAGTTATTGGGTTGACCGCTTCAAATATAACCACAAGCCCAATCACAGTGGATGTGTACTTGGTGGTGTCTGCTGCCAACTATTACATTGTAAAGACCGCAACAGTTCCGGTGGGCGGTTCTTTGGCTTTGTTTGGTTCTGATGGCAAGCTGGTGCTAAATACAGGTGACGCATTCACTGTAGTTTCAAGCGCAGCAACATCTGCTGACTTCATCCTTTCCGTACTGCAAATCACATGAGTTACATAGGCAACACAGCAACCACGCAAGCGTTTACACCAGCCATTGATTATTTCAATGGGAATGGATCAACTACGGCGTTTACATTGTCTAAGCCTGTTGCGTCTGTCGCTCAGATTCAAGTCCATGTCAACAACGTAGCGCAGAACCCGGCATCTGCCTATTCGGTTAGCAGCAACACCATCACGTTTACATCTGCTCCATCCAGCGGTACAAACAACATCTATGTGTATTACACAAGCCCGATTACGCAAGTAATCCAGCCGGGACAGAACACAGTCTATCCAAGCTCATTGAGTACAACTAATGCGTTGTATTGGGATACAAGCGGTAATGTGGGTATTGGTACTGCTACGCCAAGTGGTCGTTTAAACTTAGCGGTGGGCGCATCAACATCTTGCACTATGCGCTTTACTGCAAATAATACAGGTACTGGTGCTGGTGACAGAGGTAGGTTAGATTTTTATTCTGCTGACAATTCAGGTGTTGCTTATCAACTTGGCTACATGGACTACGACCGTTCAGATGGAACAGGTACAGCATCGTATATTGCATGGGCAAATAGAAAAGCTGGTACGGTTTCAGAAAGTATGCGTATAGACTCCAGCGGCGCGCTGTTGATTAACAGCACATCTAATTTTGGCTTAAGTGGTGTATTTGCCGTAAAAAATGCGTCTGGCCCAATAGCTAGTTTTTCATGCCAAAACAGCGCAACAGCAATTGGGTTTGGCAATCAAAGTGGAACTGCAACATACAATGCAATCTATTTTTATACCAATGCGTTTGGTACTAACGTGGGAAGTATTGCTGTTAACTCAGGCTCTACCGCATACAACACAACATCAGATTATCGTTTAAAAGAAAACATCCAACCAATGACAGGCGCACTGGCTCGGGTGCAAACACTTAAACCTGTGACGTATACATGGAAGGCTGATGGTTCTGATGCAGAGGGTTTCATTGCTCATGAATTGGCTGAAGTTTGTCCTCACGCCGTGACAGGAGAAAAAGACGCAGTTGATGACAAAGGTGACCCTAAGTATCAACAGGTTGATGTTTCATTTTTGGTTGCTACGCTGACAGCCGCCATCCAAGAACAACAAGCCCTCATCACAGCCCTGACAGCACGAATTGAAGCACTGGAGAAAAAATAATGGCAGTCAGCACAATTGATTCATCAGGAATGATAAGCCCCGGCGCACAGGTTACTGTTTACACAAGTGGTTCTGGCACATATACGACCCCAACGAATTGCCGCTTTCTGTTTGTTCGCATGGTTGGCGGTGGTGGTGGCGGTGGTGGTACGGGGTCAAGCTCTACCGGCGGATCAGGCGGCGCAGCAGGCGCAACTACTTTTGGTTCTTTAACAGCAAACGGCGGCTCCGGTGGCTCTGGTACAGGTAGTGGCTCTGGAGGCGGAGGAGGAGCGGCATCTGGTGGGGATTTAAATTTACAAGGGGCTACTGGCGGCGGCTCAAATGGAGCTGGCGGCCCCGGCGCATTGCCGGGCGGCGCAGGCGGAGTATCTCCTTTTGGTGGCGCAGGCTACCAACCAGCGTCCTCTAATACTGGCGGAGCGGCTAATTCAAATACAGGCTCTGGCGGTGCTGGTGGCGGCAATGCAAGTACTACTATCGGCGGAGGTTGTGGAGGCGGCGCAGGCGGATACCTCGAAAAAACAATTACATCTCTTTCCGCGACTTACTCTTATTCAGTTGGTACTGGTGGAACCGCCGGAACTTCTGGAACGGGTGGAACTACAGGCGGTGCTGGTGGCTCGGGTGTAATCATCGTTACCGCATATTTTTAAGGAACAGCATGAGCTATATAGGCAATCAGCCCACAAATATTGCGTTCCAGACTGACACGTTCAGTGGAAATGGCTCGACTACAGCATTCACCATGTCGGTGGCTCCTGCCAACACGACCTCAGTCCTTGTTGCTATTACTGGTGTGTTGCAAGACCCATCCACATACTCCGTGTCTGGAACAGCGCTGACATTCTCTGCTGCCCCGCCGACAGGCACAAGCAACATCTCTGTCAGATACCTTGGTATCCCAGCATCTGGCGTGACTACAACCGCCTATCGCACGGTTACAAACTTCACTGCGACCGCAGGCCAGACCAGCTTCTCAACTCCAAGCTACACCGTTGGATACATTAACGTATTCAGAAACGGCGTATATCTGCCTACGACCGACTACACAGCCACCACAGGAACGACTGTTGTTCTGAACAACGCAGCCACGGTAGGCGACACCATCACAACTGAGAGCTTCTATGTAAGCTCGGTTACCAACGCAGTAGCACAGACCAACGGATCAAGCACAAGCCAGACACTAATCAACCCAATCATTACCGGTAGCACTCCACAAGTTACCGTTTACACATCAGGCTCAGGCACATACACCGTACCCACAAATGCTAGATATTTGCAAGTCCGCATGGTTGGAGGTGGTGGTGGCGGTGGCGGCGGTAGTACTGCATCCAACGGTACAGCAGGGGTTGCCGGTGGAGCTACAACTTTTGGTTCTTCATTGTTAACTGCCAATGGCGGCAGTGGCGGCGGTGTTGCAGGCGGTGGCTCTGGAGGTGCTGGTGGTACAGCAACTATTGGCGCAGGAGCTTCTGGTGTTGCATTAAGCGGTGGTATTGGAACAGGCAACCAATCTAATGCACCCAGTGCGTACACATCCACTGCTCCCGGAGGTCAATCCGCGTTTGGCGGCGGCGCTGGCGGCGGCCCATCTAATACAACGGGTCAAGCAGGAGCAACCAATACTGGCGGCGGTGGCTCTGGCGGTATGACAACCACAGCGTCAGGCGGTGTTTGCGGAGCGGGTGGCGGAGCAGGCGGTTATATTGATGCCTACATTACAACACTGTCTTCAACCTATTCTTATGCAATTGGTGCAGCAGGTACAGGCGGCGCAGGCGGAACAAACGGATATGTTGGCGGCGCAGGTGGTTCTGGTGTTATTTACATCACCGCATACTTTTAAGGAACAAGCATGACCAACGCAGTAATCATTGCCCAACAAGGCTCAAACAATACCACCTTCCGCAATAGGATCATCAATGGCGCGATGGTCATTGACCAGAGGAATGCAGGGGCAAGTGTTACGCCTACCAACAATCAATATTTGGTTGATAGATTTTTAGCAACTCTAACTCAGGCAAGTAAATTTACTGTTCAGCAAAATGCTGGCTCTGTAACTCCTCCAGTTGGGTTTACCAAATATCTTGGTGTAACTTCATCGTCTGCTTACAGCGTTTTAACAGGCGACACATTTGGTATTGTTCAATATATTGAAGGATTTAATATTGCTGATTTGGCATGGGGTACAGCAAATGCAAAAACTGTTACTCTTTCATTCCAAGTTTATTCTTCACTAACAGGAACATTTGGTGGCGCATTAGTAAATGGGGGACAAAATAGAAGCTATCCTTTCAGTTACACGGTATCTTCTGCAAACACTTGGACGCAAATTAGCGTAACTGTAGCTGGAGACACCACAGGAACATGGGCAACAGATAATAGTGCTGGATTGGGTATTAGATTTGGGCTTGGCTCTGGTGCAACATACAGCGGAACATCTGGCGCATGGGCGGCTGGAAATTATGTTCAGCCAACAAGTACAACATCAGTAGTCGGAACAAACGGCGCAACCTTCTACATCACAGGTGTACAGCTTGAAGCAGGGTCTACTGCATCCCCATTTGAGTATCGCTCATATGGGACTGAGTTGGCTTTGTGTCAGAGGTACTATTATCGAATGACACAAACAACAGCAGGATCAGGCATTGCTATATTTGCAAATGGTTTTAATATTTCTACAACTGTTGCAAGAGGCGCTGTATTTTTCCCTGTAACAATGAGATCAGCACCATCTGCACTTGAGCAAAATGGTACAGCAGCAAATTATCGAGTTATGTATGCAAACTCAACAACCAATTGTAGTTCTGTTCCTGTTTTTCAAGCCGCAGATGTATTTTCATCGTTTATTGATTTTACAGTTGCGTCTGGTTTGACTGCTGGACAAGGCTCTATGTTGCGCGGAAATACAAATTCACCATATCTTGGCTGGAGTGCTGAACTATGATGTACAAAATGCTTTTTAAAAATGATGTTGGTATACAAATACTTGCTCGTATTGATGATGATAATGTTTGCCGTCAAACTTGCACAGAACAAGATCAAGCCTACCTTGCATGGCTTGCTGAAGGCAACACACCATTACCCGCAGAGGAGAATAACTGATGGCGCTTACACAAGTCGCAGGCGGGATGATTGCATCAAGCCCAACATTGACAACCCCAATCATTACAACAACTCTCGGCGTTGGTAATGCAACCCCCGCAAGCACTGGAGCAGGAATATCTTTTCCAGCAACTCAATCAGCATCATCTGATGTAAATACGCTAGATGATTATGAAGAAGGAACTTGGAGTCCAAACGTTACAGGAACAGCAACATATACCATTCAACAAGGTTGGTATGTAAAAGTTGGACAACTTGTGACAATAAGTTTTGATATGCAAATTAACGCTATAGGTACGGGAAGTGGCACAGCTATATCTGGACTTCCTTTTACAAATGTAACAAGTGGCGCACAAAATCCCGGAGGCGGAATATCGTATTTTTCTGGTTTAGCTGTTAATATTTATTTTCTTGCAGCGCAAATAAGTGGGTCAAATATTATTTTTATAACAACAACATCTGCTGCGGCAACTTGCAACAACACAGCATCAATATTTACAAGTAATGCGCGAGTTATTGGCACTTTCTCTTATAGAACTTCAACGTAAGGATAAATCATGTCACTCACCAAAACAACCAATGTAGACCAAATCACTGTGACTGAGAATGGTGTTGTCCTTTATCGTGAGGCAACACGCATCATGGAAGATAATAGTGAAATTAGCAAAACATTTCATCGTTCAAGTCTGACTCCGGGTCAAGACTTGACGGGCATTCCTGCAAACGTAGCGGCAATTTGCAATGTGGTGTGGACTGCTGAAGTTATTGCTGCATATCAGGCCCAACAAGGAAATACATAATGGACTCAACCAAAATTGGGCAGCTTATTGCCATGCTTTTTCTAGGACGGGAAATTGCCCATCGGGAACATCTACGGACAAAAAGCTTTTCCCAGCACATGGCGCTCAACACATTTTATAACGAGGTTGTGGAAATTGCCGATTCGATTGCTGAAGCCTATCAAGGGCGGCATGGAATCATTGACAAAATACCCCTTTTGGATAATGATATGACTGGCTCAATTGACGTGGTTTTGGAACAGCAGCTTGCTGCCATTGAAAAACTTCGATACACCGCTGTTGAGCGCACAGAAACCGCCATCCAAAATTTGATTGACGAAGCTGTGGCGTTGTACTTGAGCACGCTGTATAAGCTGCGTAACCTGAAATAAAAGGTAACCAAATGAGTATTAAATTTACAAACAATGCAACAGCAACTCTTGCAGCGTCTATTTCAACTTCATCAACCAGCCTGACCGTAACAACTGGTCAAGGTGCACTTTTCCCAACGCTGGCTTCAGGAGACTACTTTTACGCTACGTTGGTGGATTCCAGCAACAACATTGAAATTGTCAAAATCACCGCCCGATCAGGGGATACCTTGACTGCTATTCGTGCACAAGAAGGCACCGCAGCCCGTTCATATTTGGCAGCTGATAAGCTTGAACTTCGTGTAACTGCTGCGGCCCTTACCAATTTTGCTACTCAAGATGGTTCCAATACTTTTTCTGCGGCAAACACATTCTCAGGTGCAAATACATTTTCAGGTACAAATAGCTTTACGGGGCCTGCTGTATCCTTTACAAACATTCCTACTTTTAGCGGTAATGTTTTACCCGTCACCAGCGGCGGCACAGGAGTCTCAACATCCACAGGATCAGGCAATAACGTTTTGTCAGCTTCACCTTCTTTGACCGGTACTGTCGGACTTGGCACAAATTGGTCTGTCACAGAAACTGCTGGCGTGCTGTACTTTGCTTACGGCGGAACAAACAAGGCCAAGATTGATTCATCTGGAAACTTAACCGTGGTTGGCAACGTAACCGCATACGGCACAGTCTAAGGAGGCCGCATGACATTACCAGTATCAGGCCCAATTTCATTTAACGCGATCAACGTAGAGTTAGGATCGGCTGGTACAGCTACGGCATCTCTTGGACAAGCCTCATACAGAGCATTGGCTGTTGTGCCATCAGGCGCTATCTCGCTTTCAGACTTTTACGGCAAGACGTACCAGTTCTTTTTCACAATCACTTCAGACCAAACCAATGCTAACTTGGCTTCTTTGGCGACCGCTGCGGGGTGGGATGGAGCTGCGCAGGTTATTGCCACAATCGGTTCTGGCATTGTTATCTCTTCCAGTAGCACAAGCACCCCTGCGCTCACAGTTAACGGCACGTTTGTCAACGGCGTTCAGCTCATAAACAATGGATACATCATTGGTATGGCTGGTGCTGGAGGTCGCGGCTTAAATTCCAATACTACAGGTGGCACAGCAGGCTCTGCTGGCGGAACAGCCTTGAGCGTTTCTTCAGCCATATCCATAAACAATGCAGGAACCATTGGTGGTGGCGGTGGTGGTGGTGGCGGTGGCGGGAGTTATTCGCCTGATTTAGGCGGTGGCGGTGGCGGTGGCGGTCAAACAGGAAGAACTTCGTCAGGCGCTGGTGGCGCAGGAACTACGACAGGATCATCACTAAGCAGAGGAAGTTCTGCCGGTTCTACGGGATCATTTTCTGGAGCAGGCGCAGGTGGCCTAGGCGCTGCATACCCCGACCCAAAAAATCATGCTGGAACTGGTGGCACAGGCGGAAGCTGGGGTACGGCGGGCGCAACAGGCGATCCGGGTGTAAATGAATTTGGAACTGTTCAGCAAACCGGTACAGCAGGCGGCGCAGCAGGTGCGGCAGTGACTGGTAATTCAAACATTACTTGGATTGCCACCGGTACTCGGTACGGTTCAATATCTTGATGGAGCTGTAAATTGATCCGATCTCCCTCCTCTTTGCTGCAAATGCTTGTGTCGCCGCCATCAAAGAGGGTTGTGAGCTTTACAAACAAGCAAAGACCTCTTTCATGGAGGTTAAGGCTACAGTTGACGAAGCTATTGGAGTTGGAAGAGAAATCTATGGTTTCTGGGGGAAGCTTGCAAAACTCTTTGGCGGTGCGCCAAAACCAACCGCGCCCAAGCCTGTGGCGAAAAAGAAAGACAAATATGTCGCTGTTGACGAGACGCAGGTCATGGTTGGAGTTGTCAAGAGTCTTACAGAATTCTTCAAAATCCAAGAACAGTTAGCAGCGCACATCCGGGAGGAAGAAGAAAAGTCCAGAAACGTTTTCAACCCTGACCAGAACCAGATGGAAGCCGCATTGAAGCGGGTGATGGCAATGGATCAGATGGCGGCGCTGGAAGTGACGATCAGGGAAACGATGGTGTATCAGTCACCGCCCGAAATGGGCGCACTGTACAGCAAAGTGTTTGAAATGCGGGATGTCATCGCCGCCGAACAGGAAGCTGCCAGAATGGCGCAGGAACAGCGGGAGCGAAGACTGAGATGGCAACGGCACCAAAGGCAAGCAAACCGAAACCTCAAAGCCGGAGCAGCCGTCCTAACTCTGATCCTTATCGCATACCTGTGGACATGGTTCCTGTGGTTGAGTCAACTGAGGAAAATATGATGGGTGTGCTGGGTTGGATTGTTGCTGTTGTTCTGGTTGCGCTAATGCTGCCCCTGCTTGCGTTTTTGTACTTAGATGTGCTGGAGACAAAGCATGAAGCTAAAGCGCAGATGGAGAAGATTGAGAAGCTACGGCGTGAAGTTGAAAGGAAGAATCGTGACAAAGAGCCTGTTAATTTTGACGACAATCCTATTTTTGACAGGGTGCGAAGACCGCTGGAGGTACCCGTGTCAAGACCCAAAAAACTGGGGTAAACCAGAATGTGAGCCGCCGCAATGCGAAGCATCCGGCACATGCACCAAAGACTTGATCCCAAAGGAAATGTATGAACAATTCAAGAAGAACTCCCGATGACTGGCACGCCATTGGCCAATTTTGGACACAAATGGCTTTTGCCATGTGTTTGGTTGGCGCAACTTTTGGCGTAATTTACTGTTTGATTTTTGTAACCCAGCCAATGGTTGGCCAAGCCAAGAACGATGCGGTGTTGTTTGAAATTTTAAAGACCGTACTGACCAGCATGATTTCAATCATTGGTACGTTGATGGCAGTTGGCCATGGTAGTCAAGCCACTGCCCCACCAATTCCAAAGCCACCCACTCCACCTGTACCGCAAGCGCCGGTCAGACCCTTGAGCGTTAATGCGCCCAGCAACACGGATGTGCCATGAGTTTGTTTAATCCTTATGTTTTGCTTGGTGTTGTTTTGGCTATCTTTAGTGCTTTTGGCGGCGGGTATTACAAAGGTGGACACGACGAAGTAAATCGGCAACAATTAGAAATAGCCAAACTTAATGCCGAAGCTCGGCAAAAAGAACAGGCGCTGGTAGCTGCTGTAAACGCTCAAGCAACTCAACTCACGAAAGCAAACCAGAATGCAAAAATACTTCAACAAAAGCGTAATGCTGATATTGAGTCTGGCGTGCTCAAGTTGCGGATTCCTGTCAAAACCCCAGTGTGCCCCGTACAGTCCACCGGAGATGCCCCCGCTACCAGCGGAGCTGACCTTGGAACAGCCGAACTACAGCCAGAGACTGCAAAAGATATTTTCTCCGTCGGAGACGACGCAGACGCAACCGTCCGCAAGCTCAACACCTGCATCAACCTCTACAACCAAGTCCGTGAAACCTTAAGGAGTCCCAAATGAATCTGAGCGAAAATTTTACTTATGAAGAGCTGACCCACACTGACCACCGCGAATTTGACAACACGCCCAATGAAACCGAGATGGCCAATTTGGTTCGTTTAGCCAACTTTTTGGAGCAAGTCAAAGAAGTCTTGGGCGGTGCGCCAATTATTGTGAATAGCGCATTTAGGTGTGCAGAAGTTAACCGTGCGGTGGGTTCAAGCGACAAATCACAACATAGGCATGGTTGCGCGGCCGATATTCGCGTGCCCGGTATGACCCCAGATCAGGTTGTAAGCGCCATCATTGCATCAGGCTTGCCTTATGATCAAGTTATTCGGGAGTTTGACCGCTGGACACATGTCTCAATTCCGAATGAAGAAAGTCATGAGCCACGAAGTATGGCTTTGATTATTGACAAATCAGGCACTCGCGCCTACGCATAAGGAGAAATTTATGGCAATCAGTTTTGAGCAGTTCATGGAAGCCACAGGTGCAGAAATCTGCGCTGGCAATATCATCATTGGTGTTATGGGTGATCGACGTAAAGTCGGGGAGCTTGGCACAGATGGTGTATTCAGTTTGACGGATGAAGGCAAGGAAATGGCTGAAGAAATTCAGAATAGCCCTGTCAAGAAAACCCGTAAAAAAACTGAATCTAGTGTTGATGTAACTGATACTGTGGCTGTTACCGCAGCTGAGTAAACCTAAGGGGCGGTCATGTCTGTAATCAAATTAGAACAGTTTTCAGGGATCGCCCCCCGTATTGGCCCAACTGAACTTGGGCCTACGCAAGCACAAACTGCATCAAACATGAAGTTGCAGTCAGGCGAAATTCGGCCGTGGCGCAAACCAGTTGCTGTTTATACGCTTGGTCAGTCTGGTGTAAAAACCATATATCAACTGGAAAAGACAACAACTGGGGATAAAGCATGGCTTGAATGGACAATCGATGTGGATGTTGTTCCAAGTCCCGTGGTGGACACCACTGACTTTCGCATTTATTACACCGATGGCATTGGCCCCAAAAAGACCAACTGGAACTTAGCCACGACAAGCGGATCAGGCACAAAGCCGTTTCCAGATGCTTACTATCAAATGGGCGTGCCAAACCCTACCACTGGCCCTACATTGGTAAAATCAGGTGGCTCAGGCACAATTCATGAAGACCGCGCATATGTATATACGTACATCAGCACATTTGGTTCTGTACTTGAAGAATCTGGCCCAAGCCCTGCAACATCCATAGCAAGTATTGAACCTGATGCCACCGTAACAGTCAGTGCTTTTGCCACTGCGCCGACCACAGCAGCTGGATACAACATCACTGCCATTCGGATTTATCGAAGCGTAACGGGCACAACTTCAGTGTCTTATCTATATGTGGGTACTGTGTCGGTCACTCCTTCGACTGGCGTGGCTAGCGGTTCTTTTGCTGATACTGTTCTTGCAGCCAACCTTGGAACTGCGCTTCCATCTTTGTATTACGCCCCTCCCCCTGCGACCCTTAAGGGGTTAATATCTATGCCCAACGGCATTGTGGCGGGTTTTGTAGACAACCAAGTCTGGTTTTGTGAGCCATACCTTCCCCATGCGTGGCCAGTAAGCTACATGATGACGGTTGGATTCCCTATTGTGGGAATGGGTGTGTTTGGTCAGACCCTTGTTATATGTACAACATACTCTACGTATCTAATCTCTGGTTCCACCCCGGGGTCAATGACGCAGGAAAAACTCAGTATTTTTGAGCCATGCGTGTCCAAAAAGTCTATTGCTAGCGACCAGTACGGTGTGTTGTACGCTAGCCCAAATGGAATTGTTGCTATTGCTCCGGGCAGCACAGATGTCGTCACCCGTGCGCTGTTTACTCGAGATGAGTGGAGTACATATCTGCCAACATCAATGGTGGGGGCAATTTATCAGAACATGTACTTAGCGTTTTATGAATCAGGAAACGTCAAAGCTGCGCTTGTAATTACTCGCGGGGATACACCCCCTTTAATTACCTTAGCTGTTTCCGGCTATGCCGTATTCCTTGAGCGTACAACAGCCAACGTGTATGCCGTCAACTCTTCCGATAACAAGATTTATCAATTGGACGCAGACCCTGTCAATAATTTATTCTATGAATGGAAGTCAAAAAAGTTTGTCATGCCGTCTCCCACCAACTTTGGAGTATTAAAACTGCAAGCTGACTGGACTTACATATCTGATACAACTTCATACAACGCATATGTGGCGGCGATTGTGGCGGCGAACCAAGCAATTTGGGCGGCGGGAACTCCATTAGGGGGGCGAGTAGACGGTGCGGCTGTCAATACTTTTGCGGTTAATGGAAGTATTTTGACTAATATTCCTGATGCCGCTGACGTACGAAACGTACAAGTTATTGTTAACGCTGACAATGCTCAATTGTTTGCTGTTGGTGTTACAGACCAAGAACCTGTGCGGATGCCAGCTGCCAATAAAAACTATGTGTATGAAATTAAATTGACTGGCAACGCTCCAATTCGTCAGTTCCGTATGGCTTCCACCATTGGCGAGTTGAAACAAATATGAAAAAGCCGTCAATTCCAGCGACAGGGGGGTTGCCCCGTGAGTTATCGCAAATTCTTGAACCCCTAAAGACCAATGTGGAATTAATTACTGGCGCACGACCGGGGTCTACTCCTTTGGCTACTTTGAGTTCAAGCGCCTCGTTATCAGACGTCATCATAAAAGTCAACCAAATACTTTCCAGAATCAATCAAAGTGGGTAAGATACAGCCCCATGAAGACAGTTGTTTATGGCCAGAAAGAAAAGATAGCAAAGTGGGTCTGGGAACAGCTGGGGGAAGAAGACAGCGGCGGTGAAGCAATTGGTCTTGAACGAGACGGAGAATTGATTGCGGGGGTTGTATTCAATATGTACACTGGTGCTTCAATCAACATGAATGTTGTTGCAGTCCCCGGAAAAAACTGGTTGAACCGTGAGTTTTTGTTTCGTTCGTTTGCGTACCCGTTTCTTCAACTGAGATGTTACCGAGCCACGGCTCTTGTGAAAGTGAACAACGACGTGTCAAACAAATTTGTAGAAGCTCTTGGGTACAAACGTGAAGGTCTTTTGCGCCGCGCCCATGTTGATGGCTCCGATATGTTTATCTATGGGATGTTGCGTGAAGAATGCAGATGGATTAAGGGGTACGTATGAAAATGCACGATTTTGAGATGTTGCCTGAGTTGGCGTTTAAGCCAACTGCAAAAGGTCGTCTTTCAACTTTATGGGGTAAAGGTGGCGGTGGTTCTTCCCCAGAACCAGACCCTAATATTGGCCTTGCGCAAAAGCAACTGGCTGATTTGGCCACTGAACAATGGGCTGAATTTAAAAATAAAATTTACCCTGACTTATTAAAACAAACTTCTGATCAGAATGCTCGTCTTCAGGGTGCTTACGAAGTTACCCAAGAAGCAGCTAAGAAAAATTTGGCACGTGCTGATGAGTCTTACGCCATGTACAAGGAATCAGGTATTCCCGCCATGGAAAAATTGCGGGATGACGCAAATAAATATAACGAATCCGCATATCAAGAACAACTAGCTTCACAAGCCGCAGGCGATATTGGAACAGCAGCACAAGTTCAACGTGAACAAACAGCCATGCGTCAGCGTGCTTATGGCATCGACCCGACATCTGGTGTGGCACAAGCACAAGCCAATTCAAATCAAGTTGCCCAAGCTGCTGCAACCGCTGCTGCGATGAATCAAACACGTGAAGCCGCCAAGCAAATTGGTCTTCAAAAACAAGCTAACGTGTACAACATGTATGCTGGCTTACCTGCTCAATCTTTAAGTCAAACCAATGTTGGTTTGGGCGCTAATAGTCAAGGTGCTGCTACTGGCCAAAACATGGTCGGTAATGCCGCTGCTATAAGTGGTGTAAGTAATGCTGCCACACAAACTGCCATGGGTGGATGGGGCCAAGTTGGTACTCTAGGTGTTCAAAAATACCAAGCTGATGTTGGGGCGTATCAGGCGCGGCAACAAGCTGAAGGCCAAGGTATGGCGGGGCTTGGTTCGTTGGCTGGCCAACTAGGTTCTGCGTATATGAAAATGAACCCAGCATCTGCCGCACTACTCTAAAAAGGATAAATCATGGGGCTTAATATTGGTGCTTTAGGTAATTTTGCTGGCGGTGTTGCCAAAGGTATGACTGCGTACCAAGAACAAGCGTTGCGCGAAAAAGAAATGGCGATGCGTGAAGAAGCTCTTGCCATGCAAAAGAAAAAGTTTGGTTGGGAAGAAACTGAACAAAATCAAAAAGTAGAATACAACGACCTGCTAAAGCAAGCCTTTGGCATGGATGCGCCTGACAAAGTGGGTAATGCTAATATAAACCCTACAAATTTTGCTGGTGGCTTATCGTATCAAAATGCACAAGGACAAGCATCTACGGCGATACCAATAGACGATGAAGCTATACTCGCCCATGCTAAAACACTTCCTACAGAAACTGCGGATTTAATAACTGAAAAAGCTAAAGCAGCGGGTAATGCAGCATCAGACCCAGCTGAAGCACAACGTCTAAGAACACAAGCTTATAAAAGCTTGGTGGCTGAAAATATGGCATCAACAACAACGTTGCCAGTAAAGCCACCAACAGATTTAAATGCACCAGCGACAGCGGCAGCAGCAATACCAACAGCAGCTACAGCAACACCAGCAGCACCTGCACAAGCGGCAGCAGCAATACCAACAGCAGCTACAGCAACACCAGCAGCACCTGCACAAGCGGCAGCACCTGCGGCGTCTTCGTTGTTGGCAAATGATCCTTATTTCAGCAAAATCCAAAAGTTAAAAGATTTGGCGATGCAAAAAGGAAATGGACTTGCTTTGGATAAAGCTTTGGATATGGAGTCCAAATATACACAGACGCTTGCCAACCAACAGACTATAAAGCTCGGCGATCAAACTTTGACTTTGGGCGAATTCAAAATCAGAGAAGCAAAAACAACAGACGAGTTTAATCAACGGTTTAATACGGTCATGGCAGATGTCCGCAAAACATCAGCCGCACGCTTAGATCAAATTACATCGGTTGCACAAACTGACGGTTTAAAAGGTTTGGTAGATACATTTGGCCCTGAGTTGAAAAAAGCTCTTGGCCATGATGTTCAGTTTAAAAATGGTGCTATTGTTGTTTTAGACGACAAAGGTAAACCCATTGGCCAACCAATAACAAGCATAGATCAAGCACAAGGTGCGTTGCAAGATTTGGCACGATCAGAATACGCAAATAATTTAAGAACCAAGATGCTGTCTGAAGGTTTGTTTAAGAACGAAAATGAACTAGCTGCATTTTTGCAAAAAGAACAGGAATTGAAAAACCAAGGTATATCTGCCACTGCTGCTGCATCTCACGCGCAAACAGCTGCTGATGAACTTGCGGCGAAAAAACAAGCAGGTGTCTTTCAAGCCCAAGCTAACCAAGCGAATGCTTCTGCTGGTATGGCTAGAGAACATACATTGTTGTATGGCCAAATTCGTAAAGCTGCTGCCGCAGATGCTGCGACACGTGAAGCACTTCAAGAACCAATGGGGCGTTTTGCAGCTTTGTCGGAAGAAGACCAAAATGGGCCAAGAGGTCGAGCTATTCTTGCTGAAATGGCCACTATTGCTGCTAAAACCAGTAAAGATGTTGCTGCCACAATTACAGCGTTGGCTAGAGGTAATAAAGCAGATCAGATTAAAGACCCGAAATTGATTGAACAACTCGGTAAATCTTATGCTGAAGAACTTCAAGCGGCAACAACACCAGAACAAATCATAGCCATAAAAAGAAAATACGCTGAAGCTGGCCTCAATACGGGCTATATAGACCCATTAAAAACAGCATTACCAAAACCGGGTGAAAACTTAAACCCTGATGCGGGAAAGAATAAAACAGCCCTTCCTATAGCCTCTACAGACAATACAGATGCAGCAGCGGTTGGCGGCGGCGGAACATACACAGGCAATCCAGACAAAGAAGCTGCGGCGAGACAAGCAAAATTCAAAGCTGATATGGCTGCGGCGGAAGCAAGAATTAAAGCAGAACGTGAAGCACGACAGGCCAGATCTAGAGCAATCCCCCAATAAGGATAAGTAATGCCGTCAATTGCAGAAATTCGCAATATGTATCCTGACGCCAAAGATGCGTCAGATGAACAGATCATAAGTTGGGTAGCACAACGTGCAGGTATGAACTTGCAAGATGCTGCGGAATATTTTGGCATTTCATCTGGTAAGAAAAAGAACGCAGCACTAGCTGGTTTGTCTTCTGGGTATGAAGATACTAAAGGCATATTTAATAGCACTGGTGCGGCACTGGCTGATGTTGCTGGGGTGGATTCTGTTCGTGATTACTTCAACAAAAAATCTGAATCAAATCAAATTAGGTCAGAAATTGAAGGCCGTCCTGACTTAGAGCGCGTTGAAGACCAAAGCCTTGGTTCGGCCTTACCTTACCTTGCGTACCAAACAGGAAAGCAAGCCACAAATTTAGTTGGCGGTATAGTCACAGGTGCATTAACTCCTGAAATTGCAGTCCCTGCTTGGTTAGCCCGTGGTGCAGCTATTGCCCCTAGAGCGATTGGCGGAGGCGGTGCAGCAGCCCGTGTAGCAGCAGCTACAGCAGAAGGTACTTCCACATTTGCAGCGCGTCGTGCAGCAGTAGAAGCTGGCCAAACTTTTGGAAAACAAGTTGTTGGTGGCGGGGCGTTTAATGAAGCGCAAGCTATTGGTTCGTTGTATCAGAATTCTGTTGAAAACCCAGAAGATCAGAATCCCGGCTTAACCGCATTGAAATACTCACTTCCATATGCACTGGCTGAAACTTTGCCTGAAGCTGGATTGGCTGGTCGTTTTGGCCACGGCAGCGGATTTACGGGTAACTTCCTCCAACGGGCTGGTAAGAACGCCCTTATGTCAGGTGCATCTGGGGCTACTTCAGAACTGTCCCAAACAGCGATGGAGATTAACGTAGGTAAGCCACTGACTGCGGAACAAGAATTTTCTCAATACCTAAATGCAGGTGTGGCTGGTGGTGCAGTTGAAGGTCTTATGGGCGGACTCACTGGCGGTTTTCACAAGACACATGGCAAATCTTTAATAGAAGGCGGCAATACTCCTGCCAACGAGATTCAACAGGCGTTCCAGCAGAACCCAACAATCACCCCAGTGGGTACAACCCCCGGATTTGACATGGCCGCTCAGATGAGCGGTACTGCTGGTAGGGTTGATCCGCTG